TGGAAAAGATCTACTTAACATATCAGTTCCAGTATATCGCACAGTAGGAGGTGTTATATAAATGAGTGGAAAAGGTTTTGATACTAGAAAACTGATGACAGGAAAAGACGGAAAGCTTTTTATCACACTTGATGGAGTTTCCATCTGGTTTGCATCCGTGGAAGAGTTTTCTATCGGGATGAATGTTTCTAACGTAGATTTTCATCCGGCTGGAGATGTCCAGACGTATGGAGTTCCGGACAGTGTTAAATTTACAGCATCATTCACGGAAGCTGTAGTAAGAGACGATCTTACAATTGTTCCAATCTTGGATGCAATCAAAAGTGGGAAATTTCCTATTTTTTCTCTCCAAGGTGGTGCAACAGAACCGCTTGAAGGTGGGGAAAGCAAATTCTTACTTGATGAATGTATTCTTGATGGAGATACAAATATCCTTGATGTTAAACCTGGAGAGGTTATTAAGAGACAGATGCAGTTCATTGTTAATAGCGTACCAGACTGCATTAAATCATTAGCAGCATAAAGAAAGGAAAATAAAATGGCAGAAAAGAAAGAAACAAATGTTACGGTAACCGAAGATAATGAAATGGATCTGATCACGGGTCTTTTAAAAGCCGCAGAGTATAAAACAGAAGTACAGCAGCCATTGAATATTACAAGAAATGGACAGACATTGTTTAAATTTAATGTCCGACCATTATCTTTCGATGAAATTGCACAGTGTAGAAAGAAAGCTACAACTTATATGGCAAACCCAGGCGGAGCTTCACTTCCTCTCGTTGAGAAAGAAGTAAGTACAGCTGATTACATGGCATGGAAGATTTACACTGCAACAGTAGCGACTGACGGAAAGAAATTCTGGGATAATTCAGCGCTGAAAGAAGGATTAAAGAAAGCTGGTCATATGGTTATGACACAGAACGAAATTATCAAAGAGGTGTTAACAGCTGGAGAGCTTGAAGCTGTCAGCGATGCTATTGATAACTTATCTGGAGGCGGTGTTAGTGTAGTTGACTACGCAAAAAACTAATTGAATCCAGTCCGTTAGCTTCTATGCTTGCAGAAAATTATTTACGGACTGGAATGTTACCATCACAAGCCCTTGATCTTCCTGAAGGAGAGAGGGCTTTTATTTTTGCAGCAATTTTAAAAGCTATGGAAGGAGGAGATGCATAAATGGCAAACAAAGAAATTGTGATCGATGTTGTATCGGAATATTCCGACCATGCATCTTCTGGCCTACAGCAAACAGGGAAGAATGCAGAGAAAGCATCACGAGAGATGGACAAGCTTGGAAAGAAGCGTGCAAAGCCAAAATTAGGACTTGAAGATAAAGCAAGTCCAGTCCTCGACAAGTTTGGTAAAAAGGGAGACGGGCTCGGTAAAAAGACCTGGACTCCAAAACTTGGATTAAAAGACACTGCAACAGCAGGGATCAAAAAAGCTATGAGTGCTGGTATGAGTTTTGGTAGAAAGACTTTTTCAGCAGTCCTAAAAATCAATGACAAGGTAACAAGTCAGATCAAAAAAATCCCAAGTGTTATATCTAAGATCAAGAATTCTATATTTTCACTAAAAACTTTGGCTGGTGGAGTTATGACTGGAATTGCTGCAAAGAAATTGATAGCTGATCCAGTATCATTAGCAGACGAATTTCAGACATATCAAATTGGCTTTGAAACAATGCTGAAATCTAAAAAGAAAGCTACGAAGTTTATGGATAGTGCGAAGAAATTTGCATCTGTTACCCCGTTTGATACATCAGCAGTAGTGTCAAATGCACAAAGGATGCTGGCTTATGGATTCTCTGATAAAGACATTATTCCTGACCTGACGAAGATTGGTAATGCATCCGCAGCACTTGGAGCTGGAGAAGAGGGTATTTCTCGAGTATCCAGAGCTTTAGGTCAGATGAAAACAAACGGAAGATTGAACGCAGAGGACATGAATCAGCTGACAGATGTCGGTATAAACGCATGGAAGTATCTTGCTGATGCAGAGGGTAAATCCATAGCCCAGATCAGAGAAATGTCTCAAAAGGGCGAAATCAGTGGAGACAAAGCAGTTAAGACAATCCTTAATGGGCTGAAAGAATTTGATGGAATGATGGACAAAACATCTAATTCGACGGTTTCTGGATTAATGTCAAATATTAAAGATACGTTCGACATAAACATTGTTTCTAAATGGGGAAAAGGTCTCCAGAAGGGAGCAACGAAAGGTTTAGGAGAATTTGCAGACTATCTTGATAAATCCGATGCAAAACTAAAAGAAGCTGGAACATCACTTGAAAAACTTGGAGAGTATGCAAGTACATCTGTATTCAAGGGACTTGAAAAGGCTGGAGATAAGATCGACGATCTTATTAGTATGCCAAAATTCCAAAATGCTTCAATCGGTGGCAAGATTAGTATTGCTTGGGATGAACTGATTGTAAATCCGTTTTCTAAGTGGTGGGATTCTAAAGGAAGACCGGCGATCGTTAAAAAGATTACTGGGATTGGAAAAGATATTGCAAAAGCTGGTGGAAACTGGTTCAAGGAATCTCTTAAGGATCTGTTACCAGGCGGAGATAAAGCTGGTATCGCAGATTATTTAGCTGGATTTCTTGGATTATCTGGAGGGCTAAAGCTGTTTAAAGGTGGAAAAAGTCTATACGATCTGATCACTGGCGGTTCTGGAGGTGGAGGAAAAACAAATCCTTTGGGAGATTCTATTGGAACAATCAATGTGTCCGCGGCAGTTGTAAATGTGAACGGAGGAATTGGAAACGGAAATTCTACAATACCGGGAACAAATCCGACAGGTAATAAAGAAATCTGGTTACCAGAAAGCGTAAAGCGAAAAATGCAACAAACTGAACCGAAAACACCATCTGGACCTACAAGGACACCGGGTGGCTTGTTTGGTTTAGGCGGTTCTGGTGTCACGCTGAAAAATGGAGAAACCGTAGCTGCCACTGGATGGAAAGCATGGCTTGGAAATCTAGGCGTAAAACTTGGATCAGGTGCAGCGACCGCTGGTGGAGCAGCAGCCGTTGGAGGTGCATCTTTATTAGGTGGAGCTTTAGGGATTGCTGGAATAGGAAGTGCAGCTGGTAATATTTATAACGCAGTGACCTCAAAAGATTCAGCCACGAAGAAGAAGGAAGCCTATAGAGGTGGCACGAAATTTGGAATGGTTGGAGGTGGTGCAGCCGCCGGAGCAGCCATAGGAGCTGCCTTTGGTGGTGTTGGAGCAGTTCCGGGAGCATTTATTGGTGCTGGAATTGGTGGAATTGGTGCAATCACAAAAGGAAATAAGTTCGGCGACTCCCTTAGAAAGTTTGTATCCAGCCGAAAGAATGCACTGAAAAACAGTAATTCTATGACGGCAAAGAGTCAGGAATATTGGAAATACAGTAAAGACAGTATTAGCAGTGTTAATCCAAAAGGAGCAAAATACAAAGAACTGGCAAGTTCCGTACAGAAAGCTTACGAGGAGAATAAGAAAAACACAAAACAAACGAATGTTGGATCAAAGACGACAAAGATTTTTTCAGGTGCTACGAATGCAGCTGGTGGAAAAGTCAGCAGCTTAGGTGGAAAGTCCGCAACAGCTGGAGGAATGCTGGGAACGATGGGTTCTATGTCGCTTGCAGCTGGTGGCAACTTACAAAGTGCTGGAAGTTCTGCATTATCACTTGCAGGTGCTTTAGCATCCGCAGCCTCAACGATTGCATCCGCAGCAAGTACAACCGCTGCACAAGCAAGTGCGATCAAAAGTATTACTAGTGGAAGTTATCTAAGTAATAGCGGTTCTTCAAAATCTGGTAAAAAGAAAACAAGCAAAAAGACATCATCCGCACCGAAAGTACAGACAGCCTTACCGAAAAATGGAAAGTTCTTTCATAATGCGAAGGGTAGTCTGGTCAGAGGTCATATCGTTTCTGAATTAGGAGAAGAAGGAAACGAAATGGTCATTCCACTTTCTAGACATAGAAGCCGTGCATTATCTCTCTGGAATCAAGCAGGACAGATTTTAGGCGTTACAAAGCATGCCAAAGGTGGACTTGTTGGAGGATCATCCGGATCTGGAAAAGCTTCGTCTGGTAGCAGTCAGCCAGTGATCAATGTTGGTGGTATTACGATCAGCGTCAATGCATCTGGAAATGACGGCATAGTTGATGCTATCAAAAACTCTAAAGGAGAGATCGCAGATGCTATTATGCAGGCGATCGCAGATGCAATCGGATCAACGGCAAGTAACAGAACAGCGGAGGTAATGTAAATGGACATATATATTACTGGAAAAAATTCAAAAGGGAATGATCAGAAGATACAAATTCCGATCATTCCTGAAGAAATTGAATCATCAATCGAAGGTAAGTTTGCAGAATATGATATCTATAAATTAGGTCAGGTTAGTGTTCCGAATGGTAAAAATCTTTCAGAACTAAGCTGGGAATGTTTTTTCCCCGGAGAAGCAAGAAAAGGCATGAAATTTGTTCGTAAGTGGACTGATCCAGCAACCTTAGATGCACTGATGAAATACTGGGCTAAGTATGGGAAAGTGGTAAATGTCTGTATTACAGGAACGAAGATCAATGTTGATATGCGTGTTTCAGAATACGATTCTACGGTCAAAAGCCTGAATGATTATTACTACACGGTAAGATTTATCGACTACGAAAAAATAAGTGTTTCCTCAACGAAAAGAAGTACCAAAACAACAAAGAAAAAGGTCAAAGTAAAGAAAGGACAAACATTACGGAAACTTGCAAAAAAATATCTTAGGTCCAGTAAAAAATACAAGGTTATTTATAATGCAAATAAGAAACTGATTGATTCTAGGAATAAAAAGGAACGTAAGAAACATCCAAAGAAAAAGATCAGCAAATATACGATCTATAAAGGTCAGGTGCTTGTGATTCCTGTTCCAAGCAGTAAATCAGTTTCTAATTCCAAGGTTGAGGAATTAAAGAAAGCAATGAATAAAGATGGCTACTCGAAGCTGAAAGTTGATAAAAAGCTGACATCTTCGATGAAATCAGCCATGAAAAAGATCACGATTCGAACCGGAAGAAAAGGACAGGTCGTAAAATTTGTCCAGAAAATGGTGGGAGTCAAACAGGATGGTGCTTGCGGATCTAAGACAGTAACAGCGATTAAAACTTACCAACGTAAGCACAAATTAACAGTAACTGGTGTTGCTGATTATAAAACACTGTTAAAAATGATAGGAGGATAGGAAAGATATGCCAAGTTTAGGAAATCCACTGTATAAAGCAGTTGTAAAGACGGCTTCGGGGCAAGAATACGATCTATACAAATCGAAAGTTATACAGGACCTGACAATGTCTGATGATCCTGATTCGCTGGCAAAAGAGGTCAGCTTAACAGTAATGAACGCTGCGAAAAATGGTGTAACACTTGCGACATTGATTCAACCATCAGACCGATTATACATATATGCGAATGTTGGCCATGGAGATTTTGAAGTGTTTCGAGGTGTGATCTGGGATAGAGACAGGGTTACCGATACAGAAAAAAAAGTAACATTTACAGCCTATGATTACTTGATCTATATGATGAAATCTCAAGACTATTTTTATTACAAAAAGGGGCTAAGCACAAAAGAGATTGTAAAAAGAATCTGTACGGCATGGAAGTTGAAACTGAAATACAGTTACGGATCAATCAAAAATAAAAGAATCAAACCAGTACAGAAGAATATTGGAGATATGATCGTATATGTGCTGAACAAGGCGAAAAGCAAACTTTCCAGCCGATATATTTTTACGATTGAAGGAACTACAGTGATTGTCAAGTATGCCAATACTAATACAACGATTTATAAGATTGAGGAAGGAAAGAATGTAATATCCATAGAGGTTAAAGTAACAATGGATGATATCGTTACAAAGATAAAGATCTACGGAGAAGCAAAGAAAAAGTCAATTCCTAAACTTGCATCAATGTCTAAGAATACATCGAAGTTTGGAACGATCCAAGAAATTATGGATAAAGACAAGAAAGAGAAACTTTCGAAAATAAAGAAACAAGCACAAAAGAAATTGAAGAGCAGTGCAAAGGTTAAGTATGAATACATAGTAACGGCGATTAGCAATCCGAAGATCAAACGTGGAGACACCGTTTATGTTGGATGTGGTACCGCTGGACTGAAAGGAAATAAAACAGTAAAAAGTATTACGCATGATTGTGTTGCTGGTACGATGGACGTTGTTTTTTACTAAAGGAGAGTTTTATGCAGAGAAATGGAAGAAAAAATTTTATCCGGGCAATCGAACAGATTTCTAAAGGAAACCAAAGTGCAGCGGATGTTGTTGCAGAACTTGGAACTATGAAAGACGGAGGGATTCTTCCTGACTCTTATCCAGAAAGTGCAGAACCTGATGACGATTTTTTGATGTTATCTGATGCAAAAGTAAGTGATGGCGATCGAGTATTACTGATCTGGACAGATGCAGAGGAAATCGTTGTGATCGGTAAAGTGGAAGGAGATGAAGAAGATGCCGGATAATCTTTTCCCAGAGGAATATGAAAATGAAGAAGAATATTTTGAAGATGAAGAGAATGAAGGAACTGAGGAAGAAAATACAGAAGAAGAGGAAGATGCAGGTTATAAACCCAGCATCTTTTTTGATTTTGATACTGGAGACTTTGTTACGCTTCACGATGGAAAATTAAAAGAGGCATCCGGGTTCGAGGCGTGGGTGCAATGGTGTTACAAAACGATCATGACACAAAGATACGCTCATGAAGGATATTCCACCGACATTGGGATTGACTATGAAAGTGCCTTGCAAGCGGATAGCCGTGAAGAGGCAGAAAGCATTTTACAAAGAGAAATCGAAGAAGCATTGATGGCTGATCCGTCCGAAAGAACTTTGTACGTTGGGAATATTATGTTTCAATGGGAAGCAGAACATTGTCTTGTAACAGTACAGGTGCAGGGTATTGATGGAGATATAGAAATACAGACACAATTTGAAAGTGAGGTGGTCTAAAAATGGCATTGGAAGCAGAAGAACTAGAATTGCCAGATTTCCTGAATAATTCGAGTGAAGAGGAAATCCATGAAAAGATGCTTAGCAATCTTCCAGAAGATATTGATAAATC